GTCGATTCTTGCTATAAGCCAGGAAAATCGAGAAAAACCTAGTACCCCCGGAGGAGCTAGCGAAAATTAATAAAATTGATTATAGTTGATTAATAAGTTTGATTATATATTATATAATTGAATATATCTTAAAACTATGATTATATATTTGATTAATAAATCGAGTATAAATATTATTTATATTTACTCCTCGGAGTAGTAGTATATATCATCTGATGTAAGGATGAGTGTTTGATTTGACATACTGTTGGGCTCCCACAAAGTGGCCAACTAAGCCTGTGTCTGTATTTTAAATAATGTCAAAATTATATTATTCCGAGTCACTAATTCAGTATAATTTTTAATATTCATTGTCTTTTTAATTCATATGAATATATTATTTATCCGCTTGTAGGTTCTGGGCCAAATATGCGGAAATGATTTGGCTTAAAAACATGATTTGTAATAAGGTCTCCTAAAACCATAGGAGGGACACCAATGAAATAATTGAAACTAAAGTCATCAGCAGCACTCCTATAAATTTGATAAGTTGCCGCCATCGCTGATTCATAATCTAATTTAGAATCAGCTGAACTTCCATGTTTTCTAATTTGTCCCTTTGTTTTAGTTATAGGAGTTGTAACCATAATTATAGGAATTGGATATGCGTCATCTGTTGTTCCAGTTCCAGGAAAAATTTGTGTTGGATCAACTAAAGTTGGATCATTACTAGTTCTTATAATAAGATCATTAGGTGACATGTGTGTCGAATTATAATATGGTACTTCAACTTCTACCATACCTTCTATATTTTGATTAACGATAATTGAAGAGGCTGCATCCATTGTTAAACTATCATAAGATAAAATATCAGTTGCATTGATTCCACACAAACCCAAAGCATTATTTTGTGACATATATCTTGCTGTATTATTTCTTATCACACCGTGATATTGATCATAAGCATTAAACATTCTAACCATTAATGATTTATTTGTCTTTGGTTCAAGCAACCATGTATTACTATCCCATGAATTGCTGGTTGGAATTAAACCGCTAGGATATGAAACTTGGGAAAATATTTTTAACCGTATTCCTCCTCTAAAAAACGCAAATATTGTATCAAAATATGATAAATAATCAATACCGTTAATTTGATCATTAATCTTATTAGCATAAGGATTAATTACAGTTAAACCATTAAGGTTATTCCAATAATTAACTCCTTCATCAATACCTTTATTATCAATACTTCTATATTCCCAAGTCATGCCAATACAATTGTTACGTTTAATTAACTGACGAATGGAAACAATCTTTTCACCAATACAATGTGCTTCAGGAGACCAATTGGTTGAAGGTTCTAATAATGATATCGAATCCGGAACTTCCCCTCGTTGGGCAGCATTTCTTTGCGCCTGCACTGCAGTGCCGAAAACTTGTGCCTCCATTTTTATCGAATTAGATAATTGTATTGATGTTGGATTATAATTGAGATCAGAATGATGTTCTTGGTGATAGTTAGGAATATTATTCAATGTGTGATCATTTAAAGGTCTCATAGGTTGAACACGAGGAGCACATGGACATGCAAAAGTTAAATCCTTACCAGCTGAAATTTCTACTAAAACTTCTATCGTGTCACTAACAGTACTAACAGCACGTAATTCATTTAACACAGTGACTACTAATAGACCTGAACCTTGCGACACTGGATTCCTACCTGAAGATTGTGGTGTTAAAGCACGCCATGGTTTTGTAGAAACATATGGAACAGAGAAAGAACAAGTATCACTTTCATCTATATCGAATATAATTTGATAATTTTTCTCTATTTGATTTGATGGTGCACTTCCTACTACCACATTGCTTTCACTTTCACCAGGAGTGTAAAATATACGTAAACGACCTGTATGGAATCCAGTTTTAACAACTTTAAAAGTAAAAATTATTGAACCTCGCCAATAACCAAAACAATTTGCAATGTAACTTACTGGAGGTACATTAAAATATGGTTTAGCTTGAATATCGACCACTTTCAAAGGTGTCACTCTGTCTCGCCATAAAATTTGATCGGTTACAGTATCACTAGTTTTCCAATTAAAAGATGTATACCAAGCTGGTACAGATGCAATAGACATAAGAGCCATCTCATCCAAATTAGTACTAGCTAATCCAGCAGGAGTATCAATTTCATTTTCGGCACTCAATGCTAATTTATGGGAGGAGTCTTTACCATTAAAATTAGCAAAACAATTTGTTGTTCGCAATTTTGTGTCAATTGTTACTGTTGGTTTTGAAAATCCAAACATCTTAAGCACATTTGTTGCAGTATTAGCCAACCATTCAGGTGTTGCTAAATATGATCCAATTAATGGTATTTTTCTTGCTGTTTTTAATGTTTCAGCCACTTTACCCATTGTTGTACTCAAAACACCTGTTTGCGCTATTTGTTGAGCTTCACCTCTTACCTGTGCGTTCATACGTACAACACTGTAATGCGGTTCCGCACCCGTTGGAAATTTAAGAGTGGGGTTAACGAATCTTGCCCAAACTGTAACTTCACATTTAGTTTCTTCATTCGTTCCTGATTTTAATGGTGAATAAACAACTAATCTAATATCACCCATAGTTCCATCTCCGTTTATTAAATTAAAATAAAGATGTGGTGAAACATATGGAATTTTGAAAACTGCTTGAGCTACGCGTGTTTGTTGATTAGATCCTCCACAAATATCAATATCTACACCCGGACATGATGTGATACTAGTTAATGTTAATTTATAAATACTTGCTTTATTAGGCAAATATTTAGCGTAAGGAATATATTGCAGTCGCAAACGTCCTTGTTGAAATTTTTGTGCATTAACTTGTACTGTTATTTCGCAGTCTGCTCGCAATCCGACAAAGCCTCTAACTTTTTCCATAATCATTGGGTTTTGTAAAAGAATATCCGGTAAACGTAATGAGACCAATTCATCACTAGCTTGTTGAGATGTGGAAAAAGAACCATTCCACACTCGTACTGGTCTTTCAAGAAAATCATTTATATTGTGTTCAACATCTTCTAATGCTTCATTAATATATGATTCTCTAGGTTGTTGGGTTAAAGCTAACGATTGGTCTTGTACTTCTTGTCCTTGATTTAAAAAAGAAACATTCTGGACTTGAGATGTTTCTTTGTTTGCTTCATCAAGCATTATATTTTGTGTTTCTGTTGTTGCAAGTTATTATTTAAAAATTATAGTTAACTTAGACTAAAATTTCGAGTGATGGTTCCTAGATATTGAAAGGGCTGCTTTCAGCGCATCTTGGAAGTAAGTCTAAATAGACAACGCTGTTGGTATAATAGCAATATAAATTAAATTTTACATCACTAATTTATTCTAATTTATAAGATCACATCATACCCTAAGCCATA